TGATCACGGAGAATGGATGATTATGGCTCTAAAGATCGCAGGTAACATGCCTGTCCCCAGCCGGGGACAAGCGATAGCGAAAGAAGAATACGCCCGTACAGCTTTGAAGATGGAAGTTAATGACTTTATAAACACTAAAGACAAAAAGACAACCACCGGGTTGCTAAGGGCGCTGGAACGAATAGATCGCATGGGTGCTCAACGCACCGTAGATGGGAGTCTTTGGGTTTGGAGAATTCAATGAACACTAACTCAGAATTTAATGAGTTGCGGGGGGCTGGCGGCTTTGGCGTTAAAGAGGCTGCCAAGATGATGGATGCAAATCTGAACACGGTAAAGTCTTGGGTGAAGCCGCCGGGGAGTGCCGGGTCTGCCCACATGCCAACCTACGCATTACGGTGCTTCAAACTGGTCCTCCTACTGCGTTCGCATGGGATTTCAGAATCTCAGCCGGGATAAGGAAGACCGCTTTTGGATGCCGATCATCTCCACCTTGGATTTGAGTCGGCATGATCCGCTCGATCAACACGCACGCCTTTAGCTTTTCAGAACTAATCCAAATATTCTCTTCCCCGGTGACAAACAGCCAGTGAGTTGCCTCGCTAACCGAAATGCCAGACGGCTTATTGTGAAAATATTCCAAAACAATGTTGCCGGTCTCTAAAGAACGGGGATCAAACTTTACCTCTATGGTGGTGTCCGTTTCTGGAATGGCAATATCGAATCGACTGTCCTTTCCGAACGTCATGTAAGCGTCGTGGAAAAGGGGTAGCAATTTACTCAGCCATTCGCGCTCTACAGCTTCGCCCCGCTCAAGATCATCAAGCCACATCTTTTTTACCTGAATGCCAAATCGCGATGACGCCGCTCTCCACAAAGCCCTTCATGTTTGGTGGCTCTGTGATGTCGGGGATGCTGGCTATTGCCTCTTGACGATCAAGTTTAGTTGGCAGATTAAGGATCGCTCTGGGCAGGAAGTACCAGACTGTGCTCTCGGCGCAAGCCCACCATTCTTTAGGTAGTTGGCGGCGAAGCTCCTCTATGACTGTTGGGTAATGTGTTTTTTTTGCCGCAGCCTCACATATCTTATGAACTTGCGTGAAGTTTCTAATCTCCATTGAGGTCTTCTCGAATCAACATCATCAGCGTGTCCCAACTCACCTGCGCGGTGTATTGCTTTTCTTTGGGGTAGTTGGGGGCTATCAGATATAGCGGCACCACAGCCTGAATCTGACGATAGTCAAATTTGAAAACCAAGATCGGTATGAGGTTCATGTGTTCGCCAGCAGCCCAAGCTTGCGACCACCAAGCCGCTTGGGGTTCAGCGCCTTTTGCATACCGCTTGCACTCAATTATGAACGGACCAAGCTCTATGTCGCCCAAATTACCTTCCCGGTATTGGTCTAAAATGCGGCTCGTTCTTATGCCTAGATCGTCATCGATCATGTGAGTGATTGTTCTCTCGAAGCCATGCCCTTTCACTCGGGCTGAAGCGCTCATCTGATTTTCCTCGGGTCTTTCCCGTTATGAAAAGCCAAATACCATTCAGCCTTTTTCAGATCTTCATGAGGGGTGGTGTGCTTTTGATTTGATCGCCACTGATATTTGAAGGCTGCGATCTTCGCGTATATTTGAACTTCTTCAATTCCATAGCAATGCACCATCGCGTCGATGCATTCTACGAAAACTTTGTCAGCGTAATGATTTGGCGAATTTACAGGATCATTTTCAACTCCAGAGCGCGGGTGATCGTGTGATATCGCGTCATCAGCTAAGTCGTTCTCTTGTTGCGTTATGAAGGATGGCTTCTGTTCCATATCTGTCCTCGAACTTTTTCTTATGTGGGTGTCTAGATGTGTAAATTTCATTGTCACTGCCTTCTCGGTGGTGCCGATAGCAAAGCGGTATAGTCAGTAGATGGCTGCCCGGTTTCACTTTGCCGTCCATATGATGAATTTCTGACTCGGTAAAAGTCTCCCACTCCAACAAACAAACTATGCAGCCCATTTGCGTGCAAGCAGACATCCAAGCCTTTTCCTCTTTGGTTGGGGTGTGAGATTTTATTTTCCCCGCTCCAAAAAAATATTAAGCCGGTCAAGTACCAACCCAAACTCAGCGCCAGCCTCGCTAATTCTGTCGATTAAACCGTCCCCGAACGAATCGATAGAAAGGTCAAGGTCCGGGCATTTAAAGGTTACCTGCACGCTTAGGTTCCGTAGATCCGCTTCTCGAACCGTGTCGTTGCCATCTGCGTTTGCCACGTTTTGAACTCGACTTCTGCTGCTAGCAGGTTTGCTTTTGCTGCTGCTAGAAGCCCTTTTGCGAGTCCTCGGTTTAGTCTCGCCTGTTCCATCTGCTCTTGATTGTCTGCCCATGTGGATTGTGCTGCCGCCGTTTTGCAATTATGGTTGGCCTGCGCTGTCATCATTAAACTCGCGTAGGTTCGTTTCTCTTGAGCTTCTGCTTTTGCTAGGTCTCTTTCAGCCTTTCCGACCTGAGCACCGCAATCACGCAAAGCTTGAGCAAAATTTTCTTGCTGATTCAAATTGGTCTATCCTTATCTAAGGGTTTTTTAACGAACGGCTTGGGCGCACCGCGACGGGTCTCGACGTACTGGCACGAACGATCATCGAAGTCGAAGCCAACCTGCCCTTCCCATCCGCCGTTACGATTCTTTAAAACGTGCAGGTAAATATCCCAACCCTTCACAATCTCCGGGTCCGGTTCACGCCCCAATATTTCGCAAACGTCTAAGTGATCTGCCTTTCGTTTGTTTTTCCAAACACTCAAGAACGCATCAGCCAAATCGGTGATCGACCCAGAGCCTTTAACGTCAAATTTGTTGGGCGCTTTGCCTTCGTCTTCACCCTTACGGGCGTGCGTCACCAAAAATATCGTGACCGGGAACGACTGCTTAAAATTGACCAGCCGCTCTACAAACTTTTGCTGCTCTGGATAATCGTCTTGCCGAACCATGTTAGTAAGACTGTCGATCACGAACACAGTGATGCCGTAACGCTTATAGGCGTATTCAAAGCACTTCATTAGATCGTCGGGCTTGGGGGTGAGCTTATCCACGAACAGCCAAAGATTCGGAGCCACCCAATCTAGAGACTTCTTCCTATATTCTTTATCTGGTCTCGCTTCCGCAGTAATCTGCTTCATCAGCCTGCCCAACGTATGCTTAGGCGTCATCTCCATGCTGGCAATGCACGTCTTTGCACCTTGCTGGACTAAGTTAAGCATCAGCATGTTCAGCCACATGCTCTTTCCGTGACCGTTGATGCCAGTCAAACCGATTAATTCGTGAGGTCTTAGCTTGAAATCATTTTCATCAATCTTATTAAAGCCAGTGCGGAAGCCACCAGAATCATTCAAAGACAAATCAAAATAATCATCGATGACATCTGCGTATTCCACGACAGACCTTAACTGTTCTGGATCTTGCCATTTGGCTTGGTCAAAAGCCTGCCCAAGGATATTCCGGGCAGACTCGTAACCTTTTTCCAGTAACAGATCGTTGATATCTTTTGCGGGGAACTGAACACGAAAGCATCTGTCGCCAAGTCGCTTAATGAGAAGGTTTGCACATTTCTCGCCCGGCTCGTCGTGGTCAGTCGCAATTGCTATGTCCTCGAACCGAGCCAAGTTATCGAACTCATGCTCGATCCAGTTCATGTTGTTGACGCCGCTTGGAATACTTAGCGCAGCAAAGCCAAGCTCCCGCGCAGCGATAGCGTCCAGCTCGCCTTCGGTTATCCATACAGAGCGTGCGTGATCCGGTACGGTTTGCCATCCATACAATATGGGCTTCAAGGCTGGCTGGTTGCATTGACCGGGGCTACCTTCGTAGTCCATTGGCTTGTTTTTTAAGAAGGTGATCTTGTTGTCGGCGCTGAAAAATTGAAAAACTAAATCGGTGCCAGAAGTTTTCAGTTCAGAAGTCGCATATATCTTGTGCCGAAAGCAAAGCTCACCAACGTCCTTGAATCCTCGGTTCTGCAAGAATAAGTGAAGCGCCTCGGTGTTTATCGACTGCGGGGGTTTGGGGGTATTGAAACTTTTCTTTTCTGCGGCTTTTATTTTTTGCGATGGAGACCTATCTCTAATGCCAAATTTTTTCGCGGTCCAACTCATAGCCTCCTTTAGCGAAAAGCCTTGCGCCGCCATGACTAAGTCCAGCAAATCACCATGATCCCCGGACTCGAAGTCCGTCCATCTCCCGGCTTTATCTCCATGCAGGACCACACTTAGTGACCTTCCGTCTTCACCCCTAGTCGATCCGATCTTGAAATGCCCGGACTCTACCTTACCTTCTGGATATAGCTCTTGGCATAAGATATGAGCGTGCGGCGCTAACGATTGCTTTAGTTCGCGTATCTCAATCATCTGACAGCTCCCAGCAATTCATCCCTGTCGCTGTCGCTTTTGTAAGCTGCCACTACAGCCCAGTCCGGTTTGCCTATAGATTTCCATCCCCGGTTAATGCAGTTCTGAACCAGCGCAGAAAAATCTCGATGACCAGCAGCCGCCAAAGTTTCAAAATCAGCCGTTGCTAATTTGATCATTTTTTCTGACGGCTTTCGGTTGCTGTTAATTTTTGTCTTGTATTGCCAAAACAATTTCCAAGCAGATTCCGTTACATGTTGAGGCGGAGAAGGAAAAGACGCTTCTTCATGCACAGTATTTCTTTTCTTCTTTAGTAGTTCTTTATGCACAGTACTACTTAGGTCTGGAATTTCGAGATCTTGAATTTTGGGATCTTGATTTTCGAGATCTGGAATTTCGGCATCCCGTACATCACTTACCAGCCAGTCCCAACCTAGAGTTTTGTCGGGCAATACAGGTCTGATTCGTTGGATGTAACCGGCTTGACGCAAGTCGTTTGTGATTGAAGTCACTCTCGACGTGCTAATTTTGAAGTGAGTCGAGATCTGCTTATTCGTTACGGTCCAATCGTCTCGGTGAGATAAGAGATAACAAAGAACCCCCAAGCTCTCAGGCTTGATCACTTCTTCTCTAAGCAGTTTATTTGGCAAGACAGTGAATCTGTCGTGTTTGGGGTTAGGTCGATAAATCATTAATACGTCGCCTCCTTGCGTCAGTTAATACTACACATGGAGATCAATCTTTCAATACCTATGGATGAAAATATTTACTTTGATATGGTTTTTATTCTTTTTCGCTCTAAAAATGGCTGAATATTGCATGTTCAGATGTGCTGTACGAATTCACAGCTACTAAAAGTCATTTTAATATGTGTTAATGCGAGGAAGGAAAGGGAATTTAACTTTAATTATTACAAGGAGTGGTAAAAATGGTAAGCCGAGACAGCAGAGCTGTATGGCTGAACCTAGTGCTATCGCGACACGGTGTCGCAGATTACGGAAGAGCAAGCGCTATAGCTAAAAAATTAACGGTATCGAACGCGGTTGTACAAGGATGGTTGGGCGGATCACTGAGTAAGGACTTAGAAGTCGCGCTTAGATTTGCCAACGAATATGGCTTCACTATCGAAGAGTGGGTTACGTTAGAGTCGAAGCCACCAGCAACTGACGATAGCTGGAAAGAGCACGTCCTAAAAGCCAAGCAGTTCGAGGACGATAACGGGGCGCTATCTGCGAAGCAATTCATGTTCATCATCGAGTTGATAGCGAACGATTCTGAAATTTATAAAAATAATAAAAAATTACTGGCGGAAGTTATTGGGAATAACTCCGACAAGCCAATAGGGGAGTAGTGAATGGATAACCTGGAACTCATCGAAACGTACAATGAGTGGGCGGAGAAGAATGAGGTAATCGTCAATCGAGACGGTCTTTCTCTTGAACTGCCACGTCATACGTCTTCCGCCTCATTCGTGACTAGGGCGCAGCTTTCATATTCGGGTGAAATTTTATGGGCTTGCGATAACTTAGAAGCTAATACGTCTGAGTTAAAAACCAACCGCGATGACAAGTGGACTTTGGTTGGAAAAAATATCCGCTGGTTTAAGGATAAACTGCCTGAAGCTTTGGAGATAAATCTGCGGCAGATTCAGCAAATCAAAGAGACCGGAAAGGCAGAGGCAGTCATTTATAAATCCGTCTATCAAGACAGATATTATTTGTGTTTAGCAGAAGGTTGGAACGATACTGTTTTTATCGAGCAGGTAAGACAGTTCCTTCTTCCTCGACATAAGTGAAACGTATGAAAGCGTGATCTAAAGGTTAAGAAGTTTAACTTCTAGATCTATTTTACATTTTAAGGTTGTAAAACTCATTAGCAGATGATTTAATTCATCTGTACTAAGGAGTATTTACATGGAAAAGTTATCTCGCGCCCACATCTGGGCAACCCTATCTAAAGTAAGCAGTAAAGATTTC